ACTGCTTGAATCAGCAACCGCTTGAATGAGGTCTTCAACTGCCGCCGCCCATGTAGCCGCCGCATTTACCTCTTTAGGCGAGAAAGGGCCGAAGCACTTTACGCCAATCTTGGTTAGTGATGCCATTTAAGTCACCGTTTCAGCGTTGACCAAGAATCCACCATCGACCGGCCGAATCCGAAGTACCGTCCGGTGGTGTAGTGTTTTGCGGTGCGTCGATAACGAGTACCTTTCGAGTTTCATCCACTGAAATGTCAAGACTCTTGCTGATAAGTGTGACTCCGGGCTTGTAGGCTCCGAACACGCAAATAGGTGCATCGTCATCCATTTGTGCAATAAGACCCGGTGCTTCAAGAGTCAATTCAGTAGCGGCCACTCCCGCCAAAACGCCTTGAAAAGTACCATCAACGGCGTAGATAGATTGGCCGGGGTAAAGAGCAAGGGTAGCGTTTGTACCATCGACTGTCAAAGTTGTTTGTCCAGCGGCTTCGTGTGCCCCTTGGTTAATGAGTACGCCAGTTGTGACAATTCCCGATGTAATGTGTCCACCGGAGGCTATCACGCTGGTAAGATGGCTTGAGTAATCAACTTCTCTTCCACCTGCTACAAATGTACCGGACAACATCAAAAGGTCGCCTACTACATGCGTTCGTATATCTTGTGCTACAGTTCCCATTATTGTTCATCTCCTGTTGTTTCTTCGCTGGGTTCAACTTCACTTAAAGATTCCTCAACTGGTGTAGGGTTCAAATGTTCCTCAACCAGTTTGAGTGCGGCAGTCTTTGTAAGATAGCCAGCACCCGTAGGTACTTTTTGTGCTTTTAACCAAGCAAGAATGTCTTTGCGGCTCCAACCCGTGTCGGGCAAGCCGTCATTACCTGCGTCTGTGGTACTTTCCTCTTCACCTTCAATCAAGAAGCGTGATGCGGGTAGTGTGTGTCGCCACTCGTTGAGCCATTCTTGCTCAACTTCAACGACTTCTCCACGAGTCCACATACCCATTGCGTGTCGCATGGGGCGTTCAAAGAACGGTCCCAAAAAGGTCACAGTAGGCAATTAGCCCACCTCATCCAACGATTGCAGTTAGCAAGACAACATCTGTTGCCCCACCAGTTGTATATGCGATTGTACCCGATTCGTGTGCAACAACGGTAGCCGCCGCCAACAAAGATTCGTCGGTGTCGGTGTCGTTGACAAGGGAGAGCAAAGCGAAAACCTTGCTTAGTCCACTGTCGTATGCGTTTACATCGAAGGTGTGTGCTGTTCCTGTGTCACCGGTTAGGAGAACCGAAACAAGTCGGAGTCCCGAAATTGGTTTGTTTGCGCTTGAGTTCACGGCTTGGAAAGCATCCAAATTACCGGGGTATTTCTTGGTCGCATCGCTGGAATCAGCAACGCCGGAAAGCCATGCTGTGTTGTCGCCAACAGTTCCATTTGCGTTAGGAACAAGTTGAGGTGCGCCCGGTGTGTTTCCACCAATTGCAATATCCAAGTAGGTCGTCGTCACTGTCAAATTACTGTGTGCCATATTATGTCATCTCCATTATTTTTTTTCTCATCCACCATCACTTAAGGTCACGAATTGAAGCGTGTCCTCCGAAGAAAGTCGTCCATAGTTCTCCCATAGTTCGGTACATTCCTTCTTGTCCAAGACGGTTGATTGCGAATGGGTCACCAGTTTCAATACCACTCTCGAAGTATTGGGTCGGGATAGCGGTTGAGAAGTACAAGTAGTCCGTATCGAGGAAGTACATGCGGCTCAAGGTGTCTGCTTGAACATCCTTAGATGGGATGATTGGGACACCGTTGTAGGTAGCGACGATGAATCCGGCTTCGATACCGGGAACACCCTTCACACCGTTGTAGGTAGGAGTGATTCGCTTCTCTTCCATGAATCGCTGTTGCGACTGTAGGAGTTGTTGAAGGCGCATCAAAGTGTCATATCCTGTAAGGATGACCTTTGGATTGCCACCACGGGTCCATGTCTTTTGGAAGATGGTGTCCAAGTGGTCGAGGGAGAGAGTTCGGTCAGTACCGGAGTTCTCATCGTGTTCTGCAAGGGACCAAGAGTTTGCACTTCGGTCGATTGAGTAAATGTCTTCGTTAGCGGAAGAAGATGCACCAGTGGTGATTCGGTCAAGTGACTCGAAATCGTTGCCAGCGGCGGTAGCCTTGTCAACAAGAAGCATCTTGTTGATATGCTCGGCGTGGTGCTTACCCATTTCTTCCTTGAGGATTGAGCGAATGTCGCCCAGTCCGTCATCCTTGTCAGCAAGGAACATTGCAGTTTCGCTCATGTCGAAGGTGTGAACCACAGTCTTCGGCTTTGCGGCAATGTGTTGGAAGATAGGCTTGGTTGTGTCCGGTAGGGTTGCGTTTTCTGCAACACCGCCGCCAACAGTGAACGAAGGTCGTGCAGTGATGACTCGCCATCCACTGCGTTCCCACGGTCGCTTTGGTAGGATTGAAAATGCGTTGAACTCTTGGTTCAATTGGGACCAAACTTTGCGACCATAAATCGCTTGGTAAGTACCAGCAGTTGAGGACAGCATAGGGCTGTCAGCCTTGAGCAACTCACTACCGGAGTAGGAATAGCCCATTGCGTTCCCTGCGCCGTAGTAGTATCGTTCCATGTCAGTCACGCTTCGGATATAATCTCTTGCCATATTTTTCATCTCCATTATTTTTTTGTTTTTCAAGCCCCTCGTGTGACCGAAGCGGCGAGATTGTGTACTTCATCCCAAGACATGTTGCCCAAGTCTTGTGTGGATGGGACTTCGACATTCGTTGTAGAAGCCGACTTTTGAATTGATGTGCCGGAAATGGCGATGTTATCAATTCGCTCACTTAGAGCGTTGATGGACTTCATCACTTCATTGATTGGGGCACGAGCATCGAACTCGGCTTTTTCAGCCTCATGCTTTGCGATTGCCATTTCTTTGCTCAATCGGTCAGAAAATTGAGATTCAAGGTCGCCACGGAATCCTTGTTCCAATGCGGCGGCTTTGTACACTTCGTATGCGGCTTCAATATCACTTGAAGAAACATTGTTGTGGTTAAGGTAGCCCTTGCTCATCGAAACAGGTCCGAGTGCGCCGGATGGGGTCTTACCACCGGTTGAGGTGATAGCGTTGATTGCACCAGTTGATGGGCTTCCGTTCTCTTGTCCTCGGCCACGGACTTGACCACCGAAGTAGTCAGCACCGTCAACAGCGTCGGGGTTGTCGAAGCCACCAAGTTGTGCCTTCTCCAAGTTGTCGAAATGTGTTCGTGCTTGCATAGTGTCAACACCAGCAGATTTGAGGGTGTCTTCCATCCAGTTTAGGTATTCAGCGGTGATTACATCGCTGTATTCACTCTTTGCGTACATCTTATCATCTTTCATATCTTCATCATCCTTTTTGTCTTCGTCTTTGTCAGCGAATGGGTTTTTGGATTCTTTCTTTTCCTCTTTGGGTTCGGAATCATCCTTTTTGTCGTTCATGTGTTCTTTGAGGCCGGGAGGCATTTCGCCTTTTTCCATTGCGTCAAGTCGTGCTTCAAGTCTGTTCATAACATTGTTTAAGTCATTTTCTGTGGTCATGTTGGTGTCCTCCTTTAGAATGCGAAATTGTGCTTCGGGGTTAATTCCCTTTTCACAAATCGTAATCTCATGTAGTTCCATCTTACTAATTTCTTGGTAATCTCCGTGTTCTCCATCGGACTTTCGCACTCGCTTGAATGCCTGTCCTCCAATGGAAAATCCTTGCAGATTACCCTTACGGATTTCTGCGGCCACTTCACGAGCCTTTTCAATGTCGTTGCGAAGTGAAACAACCACAAACATACCAGTATCATCAACTTCGGATTTCCACATCCTTCCGTTTGAGTCAACATAGGAGTCAATAACTTCTCCCACTTGAATGTTAGAGTGAGCAAGTTGTACATTGCGGAACTTGTCACTCTTCATGAATCCGCCAAAAGCATCCTTTAGTGCTGAACGGGTAATGAGGTCGCCTTGCTTGTCCACCAGTTCAACTGATGCGTAGCCAGCGATAACCATATCGGAACTGCCCTTGATGAGAGCAATGCCGGAGGTAGGTCGCTTAAGGGACAACATTACCCTCCGATTCATTGTCATGGTATATAGAATGATACTATTACATTGAAAGAGTTGGAGTATCATTTTCATCGTCATAAACGATGGACTCGTCTTCATCGGTCTTCATTTCAATGTGTTTTATTGGCTTTTTCTTTTTTTCTGCGGAATCGGGTTTTATTTCCTCTTCATCCGGCCTTTTCTTGCCATCATAATCCGGTAAGTTGCTTTCTTCGGTTAATTTTGTAGGACCGCTTGGTGATTCTATAGGTGTAGCCATATCAATTCCTAAGCCTTTTGGTCCAGTCCAAGTCAATTTTTCTTTAGCAAGTTGGTCTAAAGCCCTACTGATTACTTCAAGTGCTTTCTTTGTTGAAGGTTTAAGCAAACGATTGTCGTCTTTTTCATCCAACACCCCTGCCGATTGCTCATCTTGTCTTTTACGACTCGGTACATCTTTTTCATCCATTTCCAACTTCATAAGATGACCTTCAATCATCAATGGAGCAATGGTATGCCAATATGGATGAAGACTTTCTGCTAATGTGATTGAATAGTTTGACTTTCTCAAATCACCCAAAGCGGAAGAAGGTGTGTGTAGATACCAACTTTCTCCAATCCTTTCAACTTGATATACCACAGTGTCGATATTTTTCAAAATTACTTGAATGGTATTGTTGTGGTATTCTAAATCGTGTGGTATGAGTATAGGTGAAAATGACTTTGTGAGTAAGTCGAGTGATTCTGTGCTGGCCGCACCTTCGCCTTCACCTTCACTTTCTATTTGTCCCACTTGTACATTGTACACATCTCGACTTTTTCTTCGCTTCTTAGAAACACCAGTAATAGTCGCTCGAACAATATCGCCAACTTTGAATGCCTTTTGTTGATTGTGTGCTGTTCCTACATCCATGTAAAATTTGTTTTTATGTGTCACAGCCCGGTTGCCCAATGATTCACCATCAAGAATTGGACCAGCACCAAGTTGGTATGAGAATGGACCATTACCCTTACGGTTAAGGATAATGAAATTGAAGTCACGAGTTTTACGCAGTAATAACCACTTTGGATGACGACGCTCTCCTTTCATATATGTGGATTTGTTGTCACGCAGAAGTACAACTTTATGTTCATTCTGTAAAATTTTAACAGCATCTTCAAGTCCTTCTTCATCAGTCATTTTAGTGTCATGCGGGCCGGGAATAATGACATTTTCATGGCTGTCAAACTGCCCTCTTAGCACTTTCATGCGTTCATGCATCAACATTTCACTCACATTGGTATCATCATAATTGATAATGTCAATGATGTTCAAATCTTCTTCACCTACAATACCATCAATAACAAAGTTATTGTCATTTAGTTCTGCAAGGCTTTCTTTGAAGGCTTTTTTCAATCCTACTTTACGGCCATTCTCGTCGTAAGTGGTAATTTCATTGTCCTTTTGTACGATAATAACACGCTTACCATCGTACCATTTACTCACAACCCAAGAACCACTGAACCCTCTCAAGTGTTCAAGGTCGCTTAAATCAAAGATACGATGCATGGGTCGTACAGGTGGAACCCATTCAGCATCACTACTCTTTGTTAAAAGAACATCCGGGTTCAAAAGAGAAGTAATATATTCTCCCATCTCACCCAAAGCAATACGGTCTTCTGCTGTTTCGTAAGTTAATGGATTCATTGCTAAAGCCGGTGATGTGGCATTTTGTACTGGTATGCTTTCTAAACCTTGAAGCACTTGACTACCTACTTCATTTCCATGTAAACCAGTAATTGCATCTTGCCATGTATTTTGAAACAACTTTGGTTCAGTAAAAGTTCCAACTATAGGTTCACCATCACTTGAAAAATCAATTCCAAATGTTGATTGTTGAGGATTAGCCACCGAATGTACTACACCGGCTCCGGTGTGTGTTGGTATGATACCATAGGTATCGGGGTTTATTCCACCTACAGGTACAGGTTCTTCATTAAAACCAACAGACAGTGTGGTTTTTTCTTGAGGTGTTATGTTATCAATGTTAATTTGATTTTGATTCAAGGCGACAATACTATCAAGTCGGTTTTTTGAAGCACGAGTCTTGTATTTTTTCTCCCCCGAACCAACACCAAAGCGATTGTGAATGTCAATTTTCTTACCGCCAGCATCAAAGAACGATAAACCAGCAGGTGTCATAAGCGAATCATCGGCTACGGTGCGTACAACATTGCTTGTAATGCTATGAATTGGGTGTTGCTTCCATTTTTCGTGTTTTGGTTGAGAGTTTTCCATTGCAATGTGGAAGCCTTCATTTACACTATCTTGCAAAAATTCATCATCACCAGCAAGATGATGCAAAAAGAAATCATCATCAAATTTACCGCTTTCCATAAGTTGGCCCACGGTACTCACATGCAAGGGTTGGTTTGTATTGTTAGATTCGTCAATTATTCGTTGAACATGTGAAGCCATGCGGTTTCTTTGTTCTGTAGTTTTTGGAGTAAGACCAAGACCTTCTAAAACTTCATCGGTGTTCATAGTACCATCAACGGTAAAAATTTCGTCACCTTGTAGATGTTCGGTTATTTTTGGATGTACACCCTTTTGTCGTTGGGGTACTTTTTCAGTTGTATTACCAAAACGGTATGCTTGAGTTTTGATACCGTGTACATCATGCGGTACTATACCCAACATTCTTTCAGCCTCAAACATCAGTCGATTGTGATTTGCAAGGAACTGTTGAGGGTCTGTTCTTGCTAATTCTTCACTAAAGTGATTTGGGTCATGTTCCAATACACGGGGTAGTAAAAATTGTGCGGCTTGAAATACAGACTCACGGCTTGCTTTGAGTAAGTTATTGAAAACTTTAGCATCTGCTTCAACAGGATTGGTTTTACCAAGTGCCTTCTTTGCGGCTTTACCTTGTAGTTGATTAAGTTCAACTGTGAGTTCTTGTATTTCATTCATAATGCGCTTTGCCCCTTCGGGACTAAACTCTCCTTGTGCCGCAGGGTCATAGAGTGTTGATTGAAGTTGTTCAATTTCTGTACGAATATCTTCTTCTCTTTGAACAGAAGGGTACATACCACCGATTGATAACGCTCTATGAATAGTGTGAGCATCAAATGGAAGTAGATTACCTTCTTTATCTTGAGTTTTAATTTTACTTTTACCCCTCAAACTTCCTTTTTTGTTTGCCTCTAACTTTTCTTGTGCCAGTTCATAACGGTGGTTTGTCAGCCATTTATGCAAACCTTCAATGTCGCCAGTGTTGAGTGCTACATCTTGTTGAGCAAGAGCATCCTTAAGTTGTTGAAATTCTATGTTATTTTCATCGTCATCAATATCCCCATGAAGGTGATTAAAAACTTCGGTTGCTGAATTGTTGTTCAATTTTGCTAATGCAGTTAAAATCCTCATATTTTTGGCATCATCGGCGTTTCTAATGTACCGCTTGGTATGTGCAAACGATGGTTGTGTTTGCCCCATTCCTTGAAAATCTATGAAATCGTCATGGTCAGCACCATAAGTGACAGGTATTTTTCCATCTTTTAATGCCTTGAGTTGTTCCATTGAAGTTTTGTTGGGTGCATGGGGTGAATTACTTCGACCGAGCATAGTTTTGAGATAATGTAGTTTTCTTTTCTTTGCTAATATAGGCGTATCACCGCTATGTGATGAATATGCTTGTTCGGGATGAGTAGTTTTCATAGCGTTAGATGTAATGGATGGATGGAAATACCGTGTTTTAAATTTCTTTCTTTCTGCACTGTTCATGTTCCTTATTGCATATTCTGTTTGAGGTGAAAGCGTTGTTTTGTGAAGAGTCCAGTTGTGTTTTTCACCCGCTAATGTTCTTGTAAATACATTGGCTGGTGAAAATATGTTTTCCAACAAAGTGCGTTTATCGCCTTTATCAAACTTTTTTGTGACTGGGTTCCAAGTACCAACAGGATTTGCTTTTCCAGTACCAAAATGCAACCCTAATGACATATTTTCCGGGTTTACATTTAATGGTTCATACTGTTTTGAACCTGTTATCGCATTGGTATGCGGTATAGTTTCAAACATTGAAGAAAACTCCGGCATAGTATCGTCTTCCTTTATGCTTGAAGTTTGTACTGGCTTTTGACCTTCACCAGTAAAGGGGTTAAAAGGCTCATCAGCATCTATGGAAGCAGGTAATAGTTCATCGAGCGTCAATTGCATTCCGGGCGATAAACTGTGAATTATTTCGTTGTAAGCAGAATGAGTCATACCTGCTCCACCACCTACATCAAAACCTTGACTCCAAAATTTAGCCGGTCCTACGGTGAAATTACCATTACCACCAAGTTGCCAGTGTTTGGGTACATCTTCATCGGGATGAGGGCCATGTGGGGATTGAAGGAAAGAAAGGTGTTCCCTCATTTCCTTTCCTCTTGATGCGATATTACCGCTTAATTTTGCTTCTTCTTCCATATTTTCTATGTCTTCTAATGGTATAATAGGACCATCCATGTTTCCGTAAATAGGGTGCTTTAACAGTGGTTTACGGGTTTTAGGGTCATAACCGGCAAGGAAAAGAATATCTTCCATTGACATAAATGCTTCATGTGGACCTTGCATGATAGTTTTCTTTTTTGGTCGATGGTTTCTTGATGATGCCCATAGACCTTTTACTCCATCTTTTGTTTCAAGGGGGTAAGATTCCGCCATGTCATTTTTGTCAAGATTCAACTTTGGTAAGAAACTGAATGGTTTACCTACCCACTCACCGTTTTGGTCTTCTTCGATACCATGAGCATCATGCAACGCTTCAATGATATAATCAGCAATAGAACCAGTTGCTTCTTTTTTATCATCCAACAGTTGGTATGTATGAGCGGCTTCACCAAAGGCATTTTGCAAAAACCTGTTTTCACCTTGACTATAATCTTCCATACTTTCCATACGATGATATGCATTAGCACCTCTTTGCTCATCACCTCGTGTAGCCCAATTTAACTCCGGTGTACGACGAATTAAGTTATTCCAAGCAATGCGAGCAGAAGGTATTGTTTCACCGTTGGGTAATTTTAGAAGAGGGCTTTTATCAAGACCACCTTCTTCATGTATTCGACGCATAACTGCTGTACGCTCAACAGGGTTTAGCCATTCAAGACCATACATGTACCCCTCATGACCAAGTGCCGATGGGTGTTCATCACCATTTTCATCAACAACATAATCGTCACTTACCCATTGCTTGGCTCTTGCTTCAAAATGAGCAACTCGCAAGCGATTCTCATTTTCTTCTGCCGAACGACCTTCCGAAAGATTTGCCTCATTCATTTTGATAGCATCTATGTTATTTCGTTTCCATCGTTGATAATCTCGTTGATACAAGTCATCTTGATGAGAAATATTGCTACCATTTACTCGGATTGGTCCTAATAGTGTTTTTTTATTGTGACCAAAAATAAGTGGACTTTTGACCTTTTCAAGTTCATCGTGTAGTAAACCTTCCATTCGTGCTTCTTCTTTTGAGTGTCCGTTGAAAATGTGACTTCTAAACTTTTCAACAAAAGCCGGATAACCACTTGTGGAATTAGTATGCAATAAAGGATGAACGGAAGAATGGAATGGAAAATGGATTTTTGTGTAGGGTGAGCCGGGTTCGGGGGTAAAAGAAGGCCATACAGCATGAGAATGCATTATGTCTTTTGCACCACGCAGACCTTTATTCCAAATATGGTTTGTAGGTTCATTGTAAATTTCTTGACGACCAAGAAGCATACCCGGTCCTTCTGCTACCCCCGCTTGGGTATTTACCGTAGCAATATCTTGACTTGCTATTTTTTCTCGTTGTGCATCATCTTTGACAATCATTTCAGCACTGTATTTCAAAGTACGAAGAGTGTCATCGGTAGGTGCTTTTTCTAAAGACTCCCACGCTATGATGTATTCTGCGGCATTAAAGGCTAAATCCTTACCATCGGCTAATGACAAAAGAAAGTCATCTTTTACAATGTTAAAATTTTCTGCTATCATGCTTTCACCGCCTTATTGTAGCGGTTGAAATTTAGGGCAAGCAAAAATATCCATACCGGGATGTAAATTACAACCTTCTCGTGGATTACCCCCACAAGTTAGGCAAGACATTGGTTTACCCTGTTCAACTTGTTCACGAACTGCCGCTTTGGGTGACTTAATTACCATGATGTAAGCCATGTGACCACATCAATATCTTCGCTCGCTTCCGCCTTCTGCATCTTCTCTTTCAGCACCAGTACCGGCGTGTGGATTCATACGACCGCCAAGTTTTCCTAAGTCAACTTTTTTGTCGTGCTTTGCTCGCTTTGGTTTACCATCTTCGTATTCAATGGTGTTGCCATTTGTAGTATAATAAGAGGTCTTAGTTTGCCCACCGGATTCAGTGACCAAATGTGGGTTTACATCGGTGATTTTTTCTTTTGGAAGTGGCTTTGGGTCTTCGATTGCGGCCTTTGCCATCTTATTGCACTCCATCTTCATACAACCACCTTTTTCCATTTTGCCACCGCACGATGGACACTTTTCAGCCTTAGCCATCTTTCCACCGCAACCACACATCTTGTTCATTTTAGAACCGCACTTAGGACAGTCTTTACATTCACATGGTTTTTTACCACAGTCACACTTACCTTTTTCAAGAAGTTCTAAACGACTGTTCATTTTTTCTGCTTTTTCAAGCATCTGCTTAACTTCATAACTAATTGCTTCAAATCTTGGCTTCATACTTACACCTCGGTTTCTTTTGCTGATTGTGCCATTTCATGAATATCTTCCCACGACATATTGTGGAACTCTTCATTTGTTTGCGGCACAGAAGAGTTTACACCTTTCATAATTGAATCATCATTCATGTCATTACGAAAAGCATCACCAGTGACATTTTCAGTAAACGGTGTCGTTGCTTTGACCATGCCCATTTTTTTCAACATTATTGTAGGGTTTGTAATCATTTTACGAAGGCGCATGTTTTCTTGCTTGAGTGATTCAAGGTCGCTGTCCATGCTTTCCATCTTTGTAATCAAAACACCCATCAATCGTTCCGCATCCGATTGTTCAGTCATTTAAATCACCTCATTGAGAGTGTCGGCCAAAAGTTCCGGTGACACGAGTATAATTTGATGGTCGAACTCCATTTGAAACAGTACCACCAAGTCGTTGTCCTTGAAGAGATTGAGCCGAAGAAGGTCGATTATCGAACTTCATAACAGGTGCGCCACCAGCGTAAATATCATTGGGACCAACTGTAAGGCCACTTTCAGCCTTAGCGATAGCGGCAGACAAATCTTCCGAAAGATAGTCTGCTACCTTACGCAATTCGTTCAATTCTTGCTTTGCTAAATTAGCATCACCAGTCGTCAAGGCACTAATAAATGCCTTTTGGTGTTGTTCCATTTTTCTCGCCATTGGGTCCATCTTGATTAAATCCATGTTCAGCCCTACCTTATCCCATGTTGTTGCTCTTTAAGAGTCTTTATGCACCTTTGAAGTTTCTTGCATTCAAAAGAGCGTTGCTATTTTGTTGCCCAATAGAGGGTTGTGGACCCCTTTGTTGCACACTTGTTATAGGAGAACCACTACCAGCCGATGTACGGCGTTGTGGAGCGGCTGGTCCTCTATTACGGATTCCCATACCTTGACCGCCGGGTTGTGGTGGCGGCATCGGCATACCACCCATTGGCATACCCGGAGGCATACCTCGCATCATTGGTGCGCCACCCATTGGCATACCCATTGGCATACCCGGTGGTGGCATTCCTCCACCCGGCATAGGTGGTGGCATTCCTCCACCCGGAGGTGCGCCACCCGGAGGTGCGCCACCCGGAGGTGCGGCAGGTTGTGGTGGAGGCTTACGATACACAAACCGAATATCGCTACTCGACTCTCCATCAACCAAATCGGCTACAAAACCAAGTTGAGTCATGCGCTGTGCGACATTGAGTTCTTGCTCATCACGGCGTAGTCGGGTAATTTCATCTTCTTCTTCATTTGGATAAAGAGTAAGTTTCCAATCGTGAACTCCCATTTGCTTCAACATTTTAGGGAATAAAACATCAGTGTAAATTTTTTGTCCAAATTCAACAGCACGATTTGTGACAAGGATTTGCATACCCTCATTACTCAAGCCACCCGACTTACCGCTATCAACCATAAATACACTCGACACACCAAAGTAAGCGGCGATACGATTACGAATTTCATCACGAACTGCAATGTACTGCATTTCTTCAAGCGTGTCCATGAACTTAATCCAATTTACACCACCACGGCCAGTTTGACTTTCAATACCGACCTTTGGAATATAATGCGGGTCACGCTCCATTTTTTCATCAACAGACTTCCAAAATGATTTCATCGACTCAAGGTTATCAGTTGTGACTGAAATAATACCCTTTGGCATTCTTCGCTTTTGATAAGCAGTGTACATGTAATTGTCCATTGCTGTAAGCGTCATCGCTTGTCGCCACATTGTATTGACTGGTGAACGACCGTACAATTTAGATGGATTGTATTTACTCAAGTGAAGAACTTCACCTTCGATGAAATACTGTGTTTTACCACTACCAGCCATATTGACATAATGTACATCATGCAAATCACTACCGCATACTTCACAGGTATCACTTTCAGCGTGTGTCTTTACTTGGTCCCTGTGGATTCTGCAAACCTTGTATCGCCCACCACGGACACCACGCTTATCAGCAACGATACGCATAAAGATAGGGTCACCCCGAATCATTTCTTTAACACGGAAAAATGCAACTTCTTTTGATTCCGGGTCAATGTAGTATTCCTTTACCAAAATTAAGAATGCATCATCAACAATGTTTAGGTCATTTTCAACCTCATTAAGAATGTGAATAAATGCTTGGTCCATACTGTTGTTTTGATTTAACAACCACTTCACATAGGTAATTTCATCATGGTCGGGGTCACGCACCGGACCCTCGCAAACATTACAAACTTGAACTTCGTGTTGGTATTCTTCACCACAGTCAGTGCATTTTTTATGAAAACGCTTTTCAAAGTAGTGTCCTCTTCGGAACATTTCTTGTCGAATTTTTGAAAGAACCGTTCTTAGAATCAAACACTCGGTACTTACTGCATAAAGCGCAGGTATGGTAATACCTTGTGCCATGACTGGTTCTTGAATACCACTTGTCCAAAGTGGCATGGTTGGAGTTGGAGATTGCTTACGCTTGAATGGTTTTCCAAGCGCACCTAAAAATCGGCTTATTCTGCTATCGTCATCTGCCATCAAAGTCCCTCCGCATATCCACCTATGGTATCAGCATCCAAGCCCCACTTAGTCAAGAGGTTGTCGGCTTTCTTTTTATCATCTTTCCAATTACTGAAAGTGACAAGTTTTTGTAATTCGTTTTTTCTCATCTTATCTTTAGAATCAATAAAAGTCAAAACAGCCTTTGCTTGTAATGATTTCATTTTCAAGTGAGGTAAGATTCCTTTGAGTAATTGTCGTAAATCATTTTTTGATTGAAAAACCAATCGGTGAAGACTCCGATT